CAATGTTGGTACAGTTAAATAAAACTAAGCATGGCGCCCCATATACTGACGATGAAGATGTGCCAGAAGAATTAAGAAGCACTAATGCTGAACCAAAAGAGAATGAATGGGATACTGATTCGAATCATTTTAAACGATGGGAATATATTCTTAATGAAATGATTTGGTCATTTGAACAAGAACTTAAAGATGATGATGAAGGACAATTTTTTGACCATTCAGAAAATAATGGTAAATCACCGTGGGATAAAGACTTTGTTAGTCCTAAACTTGACCGTGATGGTTTAGAAGCACATCAAAAACGAAAGGCGAATGGTTTTAGATTATTTGGTCGTTACTATCAGAACCTATGGGATTAAAATGATACCATATTATTATTTGTGGCAGGCTAAGAAGTCATTAGAAGGTGCCAAAAAAACGATTGAGTTAATGGGTGATTCTTCCAATTATATGTTAGAGGCACAAAAAGATATGCTTGAATTGGAAGTGGATCATTTCCGTGAGAAGTCTGCCAAATTTACCATTTTTCTATTGACTTTGGTAGTATTTTGTGTTAGCCTGTATTATCTTTATCTAAAAGGAATTTTTAATGTTTAAAGTTTTGAGTGAGTTTTTGAAGAAACATTTTGTTATTATTATTGGTTGCCTTGTGCTTTGTGCTTTTGCATACAACAGTTACAAAGATTTTACCAATCCACCAGAGTTAAGAGAGTTTAAAGGTTCGATTCAAAATCATTTAATTTGGTCAATCAAAGGCGAATGTTATTTTGTCCGACCACATAATGGCAGTACCGTTTATCTCATCAGAGTAGAGGATTGCGACAAGAAATGAAAACCAACAAGGATTTTAACCTAAGTAAAGAAGCCAAACGAAGGCTTGCTACAATGTCTGGAGAAAAAAGGTTATTGTGGAAAAAATCATTTATTGAAGCACAAGTTGCTGAAAAAATGGCCAAGTTAGCAAAATTGAAAGAACGACCAAAAACCAACCAAGGAGAAGAATGATGGCGTATTTTATTGAAGTGAATGATATTGACAAAGGATGTCCTGTTATTATTAATATGGATGCTGTAATGGAAATTGCACCAATTACTGCTCCAGCAGGATGCGAAATCACATTCTTAGAAAGTGATGATTCTGATGCATTGCGCCGTGAAAAAATTAATTCGGCTGCAGCTGTTAAAGGTCGCCGTGTGATGCGTGTATCAAATAGTTACACCGAGTTTAAGCAATTTGTTATTCAAAAAGTTTCATCTGAAGATATTGCTCGAATCAATGGTCGTACCAAAGACGTTGTGAAAGAGAAACCAGTTACGAACCTTGATATCCCCAAGTTATAAGTCTGATAAATAAGAGTATAATTCAATACTCTTAGGGTTTCCCCATGCTTATTCTAGTAATCGATCCATCAGCTCTTAATTTAGACTTTTGCTTGCGATGCATACACTTTGGTCATACCGTAAAATGGTATACCAAAGGTTCTCGTTCTAGCCATATTGGCAAAGACCTTGTTGATAAAGTCGATAACTGGAAAAAGTATATGGATGTGGCTGACCTCATCTTCTCCGCAGACAACTTAGAATTTATGTCGGAGATTGATGAGTATATGAAGAAAGGCTATCCAATCTTTGGACCTGGAAAACGTGCGGCCAAACTTGAATTAGACCGTATGTATGGTCAAAAAGTCATTGAGGAGTTTGGTGGAAAAACCATTCCATCACACGAATTCAAAAACTTTGATGCTGCTATTCAGTTCGTCAAAGACAATCCAAAGCGTTATGTGTGCAAACCTTGTGGTGAGGAAGAAGATAAAACCTTATCATATGTTGCTAAAGATGAAGCCGATTTGATTGGTTTTCTCAATAAGCGTAAAGAAAAGGGTGGCGCACCACATTTCATTCTCCAAGAATTCAAAAAAGGTTACGAAGCTGCCGTTACTGGTATCTTTGGACCAGGCGGTTGGATGCCTTTCTGGTGTGAAGGTGTAGAGCATAAGAAACTCATGGATAACGACCTAGGACCCAATACAGGCGAAATGGGAACGGTTATCCGCTATGTTAAAGAGTCTAAATTGGCTGATATGTTGATGAAGCCAATGGAAGAAACCCTACACAAGATTGGTTATTGTGGTATTCTTGACATGAATGTTATTATCGATGAAAAAGATGGCACACCATGGCCAATGGAATGGACTGCCAGACCGGGTTATCCAATGTGGAACATTATGATGTCATTACACAAGAATGAAGATCCTGCCGAATGGATGCTTGATTGTGTTAAAGGCGAAAACACATTAGAGGTCGAGTTTAAAACTTCTGTTGGTGTTGTGATGGCAAATGCCGATTTTCCATGGAACAAAAAAGATGATGAAGAATATTTGGACTTTGCTATATTCATGGATGAAGTTACCGAAAAAGAATTAGATAATGTTCATCCTGCTGAAATAAAATTGACACATACTTGCAAGATGATGGATGATAAATTAGTTGAAGATTGTCCTGAGTGGGGTACAGCAGGTTCGTATATTCTTATTTGTACCGGTGTTGGTGATAATGTTACCGAAGCCAAAGATAAAGCTTACGATTTGGTAAAGAAAATTAAACTTGGTAACGATGTTGCTTGGCGTACCGATATTGGTAAGAATATGGAAAAAACTCTACCAAAAATTCAAAAATATGGCTTTTATAAAGGCTGGAAGTATTGACATTTAACTTTGATTGTGTTATAATTACATTATGAATATATTTTACCTCGATAAAAATCCCCAAAAGTGTGCACAGATGCACGTTGATAAACATTGCGTGAAGATGATACTCGAATATGCTCAACTTCTTTCTACTGCTCATCGTTTGCTTGATGGTACACCAACTGTTGGCCTCAGCAAAGCAGGTCGCAAACAAACTCGATATGTTTTATCTGATAGTCGTGACAGCATTTTATATTCTGCTACTCATAATAATCATCCTTCTGCTGTGTGGTGCCGAGCATCATCTGCAAACTATATGTGGCTAGCTGAACTGTTAGAAGAATGTTGCAAAGAATATACCTATCGTTATGGTAAAATTCATAAAGTAGAATCTAGCGGATTAATGCAAGCACTCAAAAATAATTTTCCAAAAAATATTCCTAATAAACCATTTACAGGTCCTACGCCTGCCATGCCAGACGAATGTAAAGTTCCTGGTGACCCATTAAAATCGTATCATAATTATTATTCCATGAACAAGCAGCACCTCTGGTCATGGAAAGGTAAGATAAATAGTAGAAATAGACCACAATGGTTAAATGAAATGCTAATGCAAAAGTTACATGACACTAACCAAGAACTAGGATTGATTTATTAATGCCATCATATGATTTTCTAAACAAAGAAACTGGTGAACGAGAAGAACACCGTATGTCCTACACCGCCTTAGACCAATTCAAGGTCGATAACCCACACCTAGAACTACATATATTTGCCGAGAACCTTCCTATCATGGGTGATGGTGTTCGTATGTCAGTTCCAGGTATTGGACAACCTCATGCTGCATTTGAATCTGGAGTTATTCAACGAATGCAAGAAACAATTCCAGGTAATACTATGAAAGGTCATAAGACCAAACGACCGAGAGAGTGGTAAAATAACAAAGGAGATAATAATTGTCAAACAAACGTATGCAATCAAAACAACAAAGATTATATTACGAACAAAATAATAAAGAAAAGGTTAGACAAGAATTAGAAGAATTTGTGAAACAAGAACGAGAAGTAGAACGAAAATCAGCAATAATCTCAACATTTGATCCACATAGGAATTCGTATTATAATTGAGATAAATAGTATTATTAACCATTTCAAGAATAATACAAATGGCACTAGCACCTACAGGATCCATCTCAGCATCACAAGTCAATTCAGAATTGGGCAGATCATCTACCGCTCAATTTAGTTGTGGTGATGCGACTTTTAAAAAATTAGTCATGGAATCTGGACCTATTGATTTAGGTGCAGCAAGAGGTTCTGCTTATATCAACAGTAACCGAGAAAATTTAAACTTATTTTCTGCCATTGGTTCACCTTCTGTTACAACCACTTACAAAATCTTATTTGAATCTGGTGTTACTGTTGGTGGCACACATGGAAATAGTGCATTATATGTTGGAGATTTTCCTGCAGGATCTACCGTACTTATCAATAATTATGGTAACATACTAGGTGCTGGTGGTTATGGCGGTGGTTATTATAGTAGTGGTGAACAAGGTGGCACAGCAATCAATGCAGCATATGGTAATGAATCTATTGTAATTAATAATTATGGTTTGATATATGGTGGCGGTGGCGGCGGAGGTTCCGGTGGTGCCGGTGGTACCGGTGGCCAAGGAGGTGGAGGATATTATTACCAAGGTTATGAAGTATATGACCGAGGAAACGGTTATTATGTGGTTCAGAATTTAGATAAAAACGGAGGTCAAACAGGCTACGCCGTGTATTGGGCAGGAAATAATGTGACGGGTAACGGGTTTTATTACCAAGGCGGTTACGAACAAAGTGACTACTCATCTAACAAATATGCATCATGGACTTCAGCAAACTATTGGAACGTAGGAAGTTATTATCCAGTATATACCAATGGTGGTGGCGGTGGCGGAGGCGGATCTGGTGGTGCCGGGGGTCGTGGATATGGATATGATGGTGGAAATAGTGGTGGATCTGGTGGAAATCCTGGAAATGGTGGTGGTGCGCCAGATACAAATGCAGGTTGGGGTGGACAAGGTGGTACCGGTGGTACTGGAGGCACAGGCGGCGGATGGGGTTCTGCCGGCAATCAGGGTGATACAGGAAATTACGGATTTACCGGAGGCAACGGAAACAACGGCGGCGGATATGGCGGATCTTCTGGATATGGTGGTGCATCCGGTGGTTCTGCTGGATTATATCTATATAAAGCAGGACAAAATGTAACACTTAACAATTATGGAGGCCTCGCAGGAGGATTAGCATGAGTCAATTTAATTATACAATAGACGAATTCGATGCGGAATTAAAAACATTAAAAGTAACTTTTGATGATGGTAGTTGGGCTAAAATTCAATTAAGAGAACCAATACCAACAACGGAACAAGAAGTTGATGATGTTGTTAAACATTACACAGCCACAAAAGAGCAGGTTGCTGCAAGAACAGGAACAGCAAATGTAAATTTTATTGGTGCAATGGTCGGCCAAAATAGAACCGCAGAAAGATTTAGTACAAGTACGGCTACGTTTTTGCCTATTCCGCCAGATATTTCAAATCCAAATGAAGTCATATTATGATTTTGGCATCTACAAAAACTACGCCAAATTTTAGTTATGGCATAGGAATAATGTCACCTGGAGAAACAATAACATGTTCAATGTCTGCAGATGGTGAATTTAATCAAATAATTTATCTTATTGATGACACAGAAGCAAATTGCACTCCACTAGATGCAGGTTCTGCGTTAGGTACAAAACATTTAACTCCTGGTGTAAATGATTTGTCAGAATACATGAATGTGCCTGTTGAATTTAAAAATTGGTATTTTGGAACAGATTTGGATGTAGGATCAAAATATTTTGCAATTAAACCTAGACCAATGACAGATCGTTATAAATTATCGGTAATTGAAGATAACCAAACTATTACAGGAAGTTCGAACGGAACATTTATTATTTCTTTTACGTCTAGATTAGTGGTAAATGGCAACACTAAAATTGATGCTTTAAGAAACGCTACAGTTCCCGAGGGAAAAACAGTAACCGTCAATGTGACACCTGGTGAAATGGGATTTTTACTTGAAAAGGTATAACGAATGGTTGTACATAAAATATTAGACGCAAAAAGATTTATTGCTTGTCACGGTTATGCTTCCGCAAATGAACAAATAGTTGCACCAAATACATTTTCTGGTGGTTTTGGCCAAATAATGTATATCTTAACTGGTTCAGCAACAATTTCTCCCACAGATTCAAACTCACCAGTATTACCTAAAACATTTCATGTTGGCGTAAATGATATTACCGAATATTATGGTACACCCTGTACATATACAGCAGGACCGGATGGAGGAACTTGGATTTGTATTAATCCAATTCCAATGAATGCTAGATATAAAATGACAGAGTTGGTAGACGGCCAAGTAATACATGGAGATTTAGTGGAAAAAACCGTAATATGTTTTTCTGGCACAATTGAAGCAAACGATAAAAAAATAGAAAATATGAATTATGCAAGAATTACAAGCAATAAAGTGGTTAAAATAAAGATACCAAATAAATCTGTAGCCGTTTTATTGGAAAGAATACAAGGAACAAATATTGAAAGATTGTCTGAAAATCCACCAAAAAATGTGCCGGACATTTATAAAGATGTCGTTACACGAGAATTATAGTTAATATAAACTTGACATATATAATTAAAACCATTATAATATACGAATATGAAAACCCGTCCACTTAAAAATTATAGTTCATCCGTAGGTGTGGAAGCCTATGATGTTGATTTTAAATGCCAAGAATAAATAATGGCATTAGGTAAACTTGTTTCTGAACAATGTGTCGTTGCCGTTAATCAAGAAATTCCTACACAAACACTCCTTGAAACTATGACCTCATGGGGATCACCTAGTCAAGCATTAATTCATAGTTATGTTGTACAACGAAAATTAAGTGGTCGACATTGGAGAGAAATATTATTAAACTTAGGTTATATTACGGATGACATTAAAGATATGGCAGCCGCCGTAAGTATGGTGAGTTATAAAAAAGGTGAAAAGAATCGACCAAAAGGAATTTTTGCAAATGGTGAATTGGATTGGCATAGTGACCAATGTGCCTTTGACGATTCCCCTAGAGTTATTGGATTACAGAGCGTTTCAGATACCGTAAATAGTGCTACACAATTTTTATGCACGCATGATGCGTTTGAAGCATTGAGCTCTGATATGAAAAGCATGGTAAAAGAATTAGTATGTAAACATAAATGGCAAGATAATGTAATGGCGCCAGGTTTAAATGAGGTGCAGACATTAATCATTCATTATAATATGGTACCCCTCGATGGCATGGAAACTAGACTGTATGCGGAATCGGTTACTGGTCTATCGGGCATTAAATTCCCAAGCCACAGTTTTGATGGATTTGTAGGAATGTCTAGAGAAGAAAGTGATAAAATATTAAAAGAACTTGCTGGTGATATTTACAAAGACAAATATGTACATACGCAAAATTGGCAAGATGGACAAATTGTGTTTATGGACCAAGAAATTACATTACATAAACGACCAACTAATATTTTAGATGGTGATAAGAGGACAATGGCAAGAGCTATTACTTATTGGGACAAATTATATCCAGAAAAATCTCCACATAAAACTGTACGAGTTGATGGCGTAGAATATTCACTTGATGATTTTTGTAAATTGGTTGACGCAGACAGAAAAAAAAGGTTTGAACTTACAGGTATTTAATATATTATGAAAAAAATTCTTATTATGGGTTTGCCTGGTTCAGGTAAAACAACATTGGCCGAGGCACTAAAAAAATATTTGGAAGAAAATGGAGAAATCTCCTACAATAGAGCTCTATTAGAACCTGTAGATTGTAATGTAAAAGTAAATTGGTTTAATGCTGATGTGATCCGTAAAAAATATAATGATTGGGATTTTTCAAACGCTGGTCGTATTCGCCAATCATTAAGAATGGCACAGTTTGCCATAGAATCTGGTGGCGATTATGTTATCTGTGATTTTGT